TCAGTGGAGTAGGTGCAAGCGGATTCAGTGGTACAAGTGGATTCAGTGGAGTAGGTGCAAGCGGATTCAGTGGTACAAGTGGATTCAGTGGAGTAGGTGCAAGCGGATTCAGTGGTACAAGTGGCTTCAGCGGCACAGGTACAAGTGGCTTCAGTGGTATAAGTGGCTTCAGCGGCACAGGTACAAGTGGCTTCAGTGGATTTAGTGGATTTTCCGGTCAAGGAGGAACATTAACTGCACAAAAGAACTTCTTTGTTACTGACGGTAATCCTTCAATAGGAGCAGGTTCTTGTTTTAACATTGCAATAGGTCAAGGTGCAGGTTGTTATTTAGCAGGAGGTGATTGCAATAATTTCTTAGGACTTAATGCAGGATTTTGTACTACTACAGGATCAAACAACTTCTTTGCAGGTAGTTGTGCAGGTTATTGCAACTTAACCGGATGTAATAACGTATTCATAGGAACTAGTACAGGCTTCTCAAATAGGCGTGGATTATTTAATATATTTGTAGGACAATATGCAGGTTCATGTAATGACTCTGGGGATAACAATGTCTTTTTGGGTAATAATGCAGGAAGATGTAATTCTACTGCCAATGATAACATCGTATTCGGAACATGTGCTGGATATACTAATAACGGTTCTTTCAACATATTAATTGGTCAATGCGCTGGTTTTAGTGCTACATCTGCTACTGATAACATTTTCTTAGGTAGACAGGTAGGAAGAAATATTACTACAGGAAGTGATAACTTTTTTGCCGGAAGATGTGCTGGAGTATGTAATACAACAGGATCAAATAACTTCTTTGCTGGATTATGTGCTGGATTTAATGTATCAACCGGCTGCTCAAATACAATTATTGGTACATTGGTTGGTTCTGCTGGGCTATGTAACACAGTATTAATAGGCGCTGGAACATGTGAAAGAATTAAAGTTGATGATACTGGCATTTATGTAAATGGTTCACTTGTTACATCAGGTGATTCTACTATTACGGCAACAGATGACACTGCTACTACTACATTGTATCCAGTCATGGTAGGTGCAGCAGGATCTTCACAAACTGCAAAAGTAACAACAACTAAACTATATTTTAATGCAAGTACAGGAAGAGTTTCTGCTACAGAGTTCAACTCATTATCTGACATGACAATGAAAACGGATTTTTTGCAGATATCAAATCCAACTGACAATATTGCAAAACTAAATGGACTAAACTTTGCATGGAAAGAAAATGGTATAAGATCATTAGGTGTATTAGCTCAAGAAGTTGAAAAAATCTTCCCAGAAATAGTTCATACAAATCCAAAAGGAGAAAAAACAGTTGCTTATAACGGATTAATCGCAGTATTGATTGAATCAATTAAAGAGTTAAATCAAAAAATTAAACAGTTAGAAGATAAAAATAAATAAGTTTTTACTCTAACTAAATGAAATACAGTATCGTTATCCCTACCTACAATCACTGCGATGATCTTTTACAACCTTGTATTGAATCAATTTTTAAATATTCAGATATATCTGATATTGAATTGATAGTTTCAGCAAATGGATGTGTAGATAATACAAAAATCTTTCTAGATAAACTCAAAAAGAAATATGACTTATTGGGTCTTGGTGAAAATTTAAAAATAGTTTGGCACAGTGAGCCGCTTGGATACTCTAAAGCATGTAATGTTGGAATTACTCAAGCAACAACTGATCTCATCGTACTATTAAACAATGACACTATATTGCTCCCCCAACATATAAATTATTGGCTAGAATTACTTAGTAATCCATTCAAAACTAATGAGAAATGTGGAATATCATGTGTATTGAAGGGACCAAGCGAACCTGCGGGGCATTATTTTGCAATATTTTTTTGTGTTATGATCCATAAAAAAGTATTTGACAAAATAGGTTTGTTGAGTTTAGATTATGGAGTAGGCGGCGGTGAAGATACTGAATTTAGCATTGAGTGTGAAAGAGCAGGTTTTGAAGTAATTGAATGCACAGAAAAAACATGGGAAAGTGAAGCATCAATTTTTACCGGAGTATTTCCGATATATCACAAGGGTGAAGGAACTTTACATGATAAAAATTTAGTCCCAGAATGGGAAAACATATTTCATGAAAACTCATTGACTCTTGCTAGAAAATATAATAGGCCTTGGTATCAGTGGGCATTGTCTAACCACTCAGAACGTGCTGTGTTTTTTAAAGGTGACAACATATATCCCAGAGAAGCAGCAAGATATCAATTTGCGGCAAATAACTTATTAGGTAAAAAAGTCTTAGAGTTGGGATGTAGTAGTGGGTTCGGCATACAGTTTTTACCTAAAGATATTCAATATACTGGATTAGATTATGACAAACATGTAATAAAGGCAGCAGAAGAACAAAACTGGGAATATAATTGTGAATTCGTTTGTAGTGATATCAATAAATTTAAGTTGGACCAATATGATACTATCATAGCATTTGAAACAATAGAGCATATTGCTAATGGTTTAGAAGTGGTAGAACATTTAAAAAAACACTGCAAACGATTAATTTTCACAGTTCCTATGAATGAAAAACCTGGGCAATTTAGTAAGCATCATCTTATTCACAATTTGAATGAAAGTTCTTTTAAGGATTGTAGATTTAAGTATATTGATGCAGAAGGTAGAATAGTAAATGATCCGGTAATTTATAATGATCCATTAGCACATAGTTTGTTGCTGGGTATTTGGGATGCTAATAACGAGATAAAGTCGTGTTGGAACTTGAATGTTATGGAAAGTCAAAATAAAATTGTTTATGACGAAGTTATATTATCCAATCAATATGATATAACAGAAGAAGAAATACGAAATAGAACCGTCATTGACATTGGAGCTAACATAGGTTGTCTATCTTTATTGGCTGCATCAAAGGGTGCAAAAATGGTAATAGGAGTTGAACCAGTAAATAATGCATTTAATATTTTCAAACAAAACGTTTCTGATTCCGGTTACAAAAACATAATAACACTTAAAAACGTAGTAACTAATATTGACGGTGTAAATCATAAAATTAGTATAGGTAACGAAAATAATGGTTACAATAGTTTGTATAACCTTAAAGAAGATTATGAAATAGTAGAAAGTATTACATTAGATACTATTTTAAAATTATGTATAGGAGATGATATTTTTCTAAAACTTGATTGCGAAGGTGCTGAATATGACATTCTAATGAATGCTACGGTTGAGTCAATGCGCCGAATTAAGACAATAGTGTTAGAGGTTCATTCTGACTTACACCCGGTGTATAAAGGTAGAACCATTATAGAAAATAAATTAAAAGAGTTAGGATTTAGAAATATAAAGCTTGCACCAGTGTACTTTTTTGCATATGACCATAATGGTGTTTTGGTTTCAACAAAAGAAGAACCATATTCAAACCAAAGATGGGAACGAGATACAGAAATTTTGAACTCAAACTCTGATCATCAATCAAAACTTGAATTCATAAAAACTCAACATGAGTTCATCTATAATGAGGTCATAGTTAATAATGTTTATGCATTAGATTTTGCCACAGTAAAAAATTATGAATTCATTGATATAGGTGCAAATATAGGAAGTTTTACACTATTAACTGGGTATTTTAACGCTAAAAAAATAATAGCAGTAGAACCGATATCAGAAACATATTCTTTACTTTGTGAAAACATTAAAAAATTAAATCTCAATCAAGTAACAACATTCAAAAAAGCAGTTGGTGAAATAGATGGTGAAAAAATAAATTTATACTCTAATACTGATTCTGGACTTAGTAGCGTATATTTTGCGTCAGAAAATTATGAAGTAGTTGAGACAATATCACTTCAAACACTAATGTCTTACTTAAAAACTGATGATGTATATTTAAAATGCGATTGTGAGGGAGCAGAATATGATTTGTTGTTAAATGCAACAGAACAAGATTTAGCAAGAATAAAATATATAGCCATTGAAATTCACGAGAATCTTAATCCTAAATTTAAAGGAAGTAAAATCTTACATGATAAATTTTTGAAGTCAGGCTTTCATAGAATTCAAGAAAAAAGAATTTTTTATTGGGATTTTGATCAGTATGGAAACAAAACTAATATGAGACCATCTGATATAGTAGTAGAAATATGGAAAAAATAAACTTATGAAATACAGTATTGTTATCCCGACTTATAATCATTGTGATGATCTTCTTAAACCTAGTATTGAATCAATTCTAAAAAACTCTTTTGTTAGAGATATTGAATTGATTATCTCTGCTAACGGATGTAAAGATAATACAAGAGAATACCTAGATGAACTACAAGAAGCTTTCAATGAATTGGGCTTACAGAAACATTTAAAAATTGTTTGGAATGAAAAACCATTGGGGTACGCCAAAGCATGTAATGAAGGCATAGTACAGGCTTCATGCGAAAAGATTTTACTTTTCAGTAATGATGTAATAATTCTTGATTATTGGGAAAAAGGTAGATGGTTAAAAGTTTTAGCCGAACCATTTGACACCGACCCTGATATGGGAATTACTGGCACTTTGTTAAAATATTCCCCTATAACTAAACGAAATTTTGCAATATTTTTCTGCGTTATGATACACAAAAAAGTATTTGACAAAGTTGGATTATTAAGTTTGGATTATGGTGTGGGTGGACATGAAGATACTGATTATTGTTACATAGCAGAAGAAGCTGGGTTTAAGGTTAAATGTGTAGATGAAAATAAACGTTGGTCAAAAGAAGCAAATACAAATGTGGGTGAGTTTCCGATCTACCACAAAGGAGAAGGAACGGTACATGATAAAACATTGGTTTCTAATTGGGAAAACATTTTTTACACGAACGAATTAACATTGGCTAAGAAGTTTAATAAAGAATGGTATGAGCAAAATAAAAACAATGAGATATATAAACAAAAAAACAACGAGAACGAGATTCTATGTTCTATATCCACAAAAGGTAGATACGACACTACATTACCACTTGCGATAGCTTCTGTTATTAATCAAACTCTAAAGCCAAACAAAGTAATAATTTTTGACGATAATGATGAACCTATTGATGTCAGGGAAACACAACATTATTTGTATCTGTTACAAATGATGGAATCTATGGGCATAAAATGGGAATGGCAATTTGCTTTGAAGAAAGGACAACATCACAATCATCAACGAGCAAATACAATGGGATATAAATATGTTTGGAGAGTAGATGATGATTGCATACCAAACTATAATGTGTTAGAAAATCTGTATAACAAAATAAAAAGTGATGAACGTATAGGCGCAGTAGCAGGATCTATTTTAACAACACCAATATGGGGAAAAATAAATTCTACTGGTAAAATTGAAAATGTAGACAATGAACAAAATTTGCAATGGTACTACATAGAAAAAGAACAAGAAGTTGATCATCTGCATTGTTCTTTTATATATAGGGCAGGCATTGTTGATTATTGTTTAGAACTATCTAGGGTCGCACATAGAGAAGAAACTCTGTTTACATATGAACTGCTAACAAAAGGTTATAAAAATGTTTTGATTCCTGATACAGTAACATGGCATTTAAAGAATAAAAAGGGCGGTATTAGAACTGGTGATCCACAATTGTTTGCCAATGATGACAAAATATTTTTTGCCAAAGTAAAAAATAAAGACAAAACTATCGTAGTGTTGAACTGCGGAATGGGAGACCATATCGTTTTTAAGAAGATTTTACCTGAGTTGAAAAATCCTGTAATCTACAGTTGTTATCCAGATATTGTTCCAGGTAAATCAATCGCCGATGCTTATAACGAGTTGGGTAGTATCGAAGACTATAATATTTACGCAAAAATGGATAATTGGAATTGGCAAGGATCTCTTGAAGATGCATTTAGAAAGTTGTACAATTTAAAATGATTAAATTAAATTTAGGATGCGGCGGAGACTATATAAAAGGTTTTGTAAATGTTGACCTCTATTCAGATGTTGCTGATGAAAAATACGATATTTCAAAATTACCTTATGCTGACAATAGCATTGATGAAATAAGAGCATATCATGTGATAGAACACTTTGACTATTTACATGCATTTGATGTATTAAAAGAATGGCATAGAGTTTTAAAGTCAAATGCTTCAATACGAATTGAAACACCTGACTTTTTAGAATCATGTAAAGAATTTATAAAAGCTGATCAAGATGGGCGTTGGAATCTATACGGTCACTTTTTTTCTACAGCTTGGGTAAATCCTGGGTTGATGCATAAATTTTTATACACGGAGTTTGAACTGAAAAAAAGTATGACAACAGTTGGATTTAGAAACATAACAAGATTGGCCCCTGATTCAGGATACGTCAAACCAGATAACAAACATATATTTCTTAATGTAATAGCAACAAAATGATTATAATTTCACCTTATGCCAAAAAACTAAGAGAAGAAAAACTTCACCCAAAGAACTATCCATATTGGACCCATGTAATTGAAAAAATTGATGAAGAAATAATTCAAATTGGAGTTGAAGGAGAACTTCAATTGGTAAAAGACTTCAGAAAAAATTTAAGTTTATCTCAACTAACAGAATTAGTGCATCAATGCAAGACTTGGATTTCAGTGGATAGCTTTTTTCAACATTTTTGTTGGGAACTGAAAAAGCCAGGAATAGTATTATTTGGTCCCAGTGACCCAAATATTTTTGGTCATCCTGAAAATATCAACTTATTAAAAGATAGAAAATACCTAAGAGAAAGACAATATTGGTTGTGGGAACAATGTGATTTTGATGAAAACGCATTTGTAAAATCAAATGTAGTGATTGAAGCACTTAAAAAATTTGATGTAAAAATTAAATGATAAACATATTTCAATGCCCATATGATCAACGATTACAAACTTGGTACGAATTAAGAAAAAAATTAACAGGACAAGACACAAAAACGATTGCAATAGAAGTTGACAAATGGTGGCAACAAACTCCACTGGTTAATCATTACTTACATCCTGATTTTGTTAATCAATGGCCCGATCCCTGGGAGCTAATACACGAAAACACATATTGTACCATAGCAAGAGGGCTAGGTATGGTATACACCCTGCATTTATTGGGAATCAACAAAATTGATTTTGTTGAAGCAAAAGATTATAATAATGAAGATGTTGTATTAGTGTTGGTAAATAATAATTATGTATTAAATTACTGGCCAAATACCATCAATGATAATAAAATATCAGATTTTACAGTTATAAGGATGATAGATATATCTCTAATTAAAAATAAAATAAAATGAATAATTTTTATGTTTATGCATATCTTAGAGAAGATGGAACTCCTTATTATATAGGAAAAGGATCAGGTAAAAGAGCATGGGGTAGGCATGAGTACATATCTGTACCTAAAGATAAAAATAGAATAATTATAGTAGAAAATAATTTAACTAATGTAGGTGCATTGGCTATCGAACGGCAGTTGATTAGATGGTATGGTAGAAAAGATTTAGGTACTGGAATTTTAAGAAATATGACTGATGGAGGAGACGGGGTGACTAATATATCTGAAAATACCCGTAATTCTAAAAGAACAAAAATGTTAGGAAAAAATTTAGGATCAAATAGTCCCTTATATGGCAAAGCAGGTTCACGATTAGGAACAAAAAACACAGAGCAACAAAAAAAGAAACAAAGTGATAGTACCTCAGGACATAAGCATCCAAGATTTGATATAACAATATATTGTTGGGAACACATAGAATCTAACACTCAGTATTTTTTGACTAGATTTGATTTTTACAAACAATTTAAAATTCCTCCCTCGAATGTGTTTTTATTGATTAATAATAAAAGAAAGTCTGTAAAGGGATTTAAATTAGTAAGATAAATAACATTCTACGCGATTTTACCGTCAAGAAAACTATAGATATTAGCGAATTAATAAGAAAGATAAAATAATGGAAATATTTGTTAAGAAACGTTCAGGAGAAACAGAACCACTTAATTTAGAAAAATGGCAAGCACAGATTGCAAAAATCTGCAAAGGTATTGCAGATGTAAGTCAATCAATGATTGAAATCAAAGCACAACCACATTTTTATAATGGAATTTCTACCCGTGAAATAGATGAAATTACATTACGTGCCATTTCAGACCTAATCAACGTAGAAATAAATCCAGAAGTTGGTAACACCAACTATCAGTATGTAGCAGGTAAACAACGTGTTGGGATGCTTCGTAAAGACGTATATGGATCATATGATCCACCAAAACTATATGAAATCGTAAAAAAGAATGTTGAAGTAGGTCTTTATACGCCTGAACTATTAGAATGGTATACAGAAGAAGAATGGAATAAAATGGATGCTATGATTGATCATAGCAAAGATGAACTTTATAGCTATGCAGCAATTGAGCAATTGGTTGAGAAATATCTAGTAAAAAATCGCACAACCAAACAGATTTATGAAACGCCGCAAGTCAGATACATGATTGCTGCCGCCACTGTTTTTCATCGTGAGGAACCACAATCAGCTAGAATGCGTTACATAAAGGAGTACTACAATGCTGCATCCGATGGTCTTTTTACTCTCGCTACTCCTGTTCTCGCTGGTCTTGGCACTCCTACCAAGCAGTTTTCTAGTTGCGTCCTCATACGCAGCGATGATGATCTTGATAGTATATTTGCTAGCGGGGAAATGATGGCAAAATATGCCAGCAAACGTGCTGGTATTGGTCTTGAAATTGGTAGAGTTAGACCTTTAGGCGCCCCAATTAGAAAGGGTGAAATACTACATACTGGACTAGTTCCTTTCTTGAAGAAATGGTTTGGTGATCTTAGGTCCTGCAGTCAGGGTGGCATTCGTAACGCCAGCGCTACTATTACATATCCTATTTGGCATTATCAATTTGAAGACCTAATTGTTCTTAAGAATAATCAAGGAACTGAAGAAACCAGAGTACGACATTTGGATTATAATGTAGTAATGAGTAGTTTATTTCTAAAACGATTTAAGAACAAAGAAAATATTACATTTTTTGATCCTAACGAAGTCCCTGATCTTTATGAGGCATACTATCGTGACATTTCTCTATTTGATCATTTATATGTTCAATGCGAAAAGAGAACCGATCTTCGCAAGAAGACTATGAATGCTGAAGATGTCTTTAAGAGTGGGATCTTAAAAGAAAGAACAGATACAGGACGTATATACATTACCTTTATTGATAATGTACAGAAACAGGGTCCTTTTGATACTAAACTATATCCCATCTATCAGTCAAATCTTTGTCAAGAGATTTTACTTCATACCAAGAGTTTTAAGAGAATGGATCCTGAGCGTAAATTAATTCGTGTTAAAAAATCCAATGTTGATGAGTTTATGAAGAACAAATCCAACGATATAGTAAAAATCAGGCGAATACAATAATTAAATGTGCTTAAAGTACAGAGTAATGATAAATAACTGTACAGGAGGCACAAATGAATTACTCAGGTTTTATATACGAATGGATAAACAAAATAGATGGAATGAAGTACTTGGGGTCACATAAAGGTACAATCAATGATGGTTATACTGGAAGCGGTAAGCGATTTGAAAATGCCAAAAACAAATATGGTATTGAAAATTTTGAAAGAACTATTGTAGAATATGTTGAAAAAGAGGAAGATATATTGGTAAGAGAGCAATATTATTTGGATGAAAGAAATTGTGCTAAGAGTTCTCTTTATTACAATATTTCGCCTAATGCAGGAGGAGGGGATTGTGGAAACGGTCCTAAAATATCCGAATCAAGAAAAAGAAGATTCGCTACAGACTTGGTAATAAGCAACAAAGGCAAAGCGATGAAGGAGGAACAAAAAATTAAATTAGCAGATGAATGGGAAGTTATTACTCCTGCTAAAGAAGTTTTGACGATCACTAATATGCTTGAATTTTGCCGCCAACATAAACTAAACGCCAGTGCTATGAGTGCAGTTTCTCGTGGTAGAAGAAGTATGTATAAAGGTTATAAATGTAAAAAATTAACCAACAAAAGAGAAGTCGAATATGAGCACAAAGAATATGTCTTTATGACTAAAGAAGAAAGAAGTCAACAACTCAAAGAGTTGGCAATCAAAGGTGGCAAACATCATGAAGCAGTAAAAATTGAATATGATGGTGTTGTTTATGGTAGTATAGTAGAAGCAAAAGAAGCAACAGGCAAAAGTTACTACTTAATTACAAAATATGGAAAGAGAATTTAATATGAAAGATCCTAAATTAGGGTATCACTGGATATGGATGTTACCAGTTTGGTTAATGTGTGAAGCATACTTTAAAGTTTGTGATCTTTGTAGATATGTTTATTATCAAATTAATATCAAACTGATTTATAAACGAAATCCAGAGATTAAAGAATTAACGAAATTATCAGGAATAAAGAAATGAATAAACTATATGAAGAAATAGATTATCTTCCAGAAGAATTGGATGATGAATATGAGTATTATGAAATTGACGAAGCAGAGGGCAGGGTGGCCTTATGCACACTTGGAAGTATCAATTGGGGATGCTTTAGAAATCCAGAAGATATGCGCCGTGCTTGCAGAATTCTTGCACGTAGTCTAAACAACATACTTGATTATCAAGACTTTTTAAGTATACAAAGTAAGCTCAGTAATGAAGAAATTAGACCATTGGGTATAGGAGTCACTAATCTAGCATATTGGCACGCTAAACGTGGTTTTAAATACGGTGAAAAAGATGCACTGGCTGAAGTTAAATCATGGATGGAACATCAAGCCTATTATCTAACTGAAGTCAATGTCGAGTTGGCTAAAGAAAGAGGTAAATGTTTGCATAGTGATGAAATGCGTTATGGTCAAGGTATTTTCCCTTGGGAACTACGTGCAGAAGGCGTAAATCAACTAACAGATTTTACTCCTGAATTAGACTGGGAAAATCTAAGAACAGAAATGAAAACGTATGGGGTTCGTAATGGAACACTAATGGCTATTGCACCCGTTGAATCTAGTTCAGTGGTCATCAATTCAACTAATGGCATTGAGTTGCCCATGAGTCTAATTACAACTAAAGAAAGTAAAGCTGGTAGTTTCACTCAAGTAGTGCCAGAATATCAAAAGTTGAAGAATAAATATCAACTTATGTGGGAGCAGAAAGATTGTATTGATTATTTGAAAACTGCTGCTGTTTTGGCAGCATATGTTGATCAAAGCATCAGTACAAATACTTTTTATTCACCTAAACATTTTGCTGATAAAAAAGTTCCTGCAACACTTATTGCAAAGAATTTAATGCTCGCACAGAAATATGGTCTAAAAACACTGTACTATTCACTTTTGGATAAATCTGGATCTAAACTTTCAATTGAGGCACCTACTACTAATTTAAAAGATGTTGAAGAAATAGCACAAGAAGAACACTGCGAAAGCTGTGTTTTATAAACAAGGAATAATATGTCAAAAGAGCAATATAACTTAAGTGTTAATCCAAACTATTTACGCCGTCGAATGTTTTTAGATGGTACGGTAACAGTACAACGATTTGAGGAATTTAAATACCCTAAAATTGCTAATTATGAAACAACCGCACGTGGCTTCTTTTGGGTACCAGAAGAAATCAGTTTAACTAAAGATGCTGGAGATTTTAAAACTGCTAGCGATACTGTAAAACATATCTTTACTAGTAACCTATTGCGTCAAACTGCATTAGATAGTTTGCAAGGTCGCGGCCCTACACAAATTTTTACACCAGTTGTTAGTGTTCCTGAACTAGAAACATTGATGTTTAATTGGGGATTCTTTGAATCTAATATTCATAGTCGCAGTTATAGCCACATCATACGTAATATCTATAACGTTCCAAAAGAAGTTTTCAACACTATCCATGATACAAAAGAAATCGTGGATATGGCTAGTAGCGTTGGTAAGTACTATGATAACTTACACAGATTAAACTGTATCAAAGAAATAGATGATGACCCAAATAACTGCCCAGAAGAATCGCACATCAAGGCAATATGGTTAGCATTAAATGCCAGCTATGCACTAGAAGCCTTTAGATTTATGGTAAGTTTTGCTACAAGCCTTGCAATGGTTGAAAACAAGATTTTCATCGGAAATGGCAACATCATAAGTCTTATTCTTCAAGATGAAATACTACATAAGGAATGGACTGCTTATATTATCAATACTGTAGTAAAGGATGATCCGCGTTTTGCCAAAGCAAAGGTAGAGTGTGAAGCAGAAGTTTATGCTCTATACATGGATGTCATTCGTGAAGAAAAAGCATGGGCGGATTATCTATTTAAGAAAGGCCCAGTCATTGGACTTAATGCTCAAATCCTAAAAGATTTTGTGGATTATACCGCAGCAACTGCATTGAAAGAAATTGGTTTAAAGTATAACGCATCTTCTCCTAAAGCAACTCCTATTCCGTGGTTTAACAAACATGCTTCAACCAGCACAAAACAAGTTGCATTACAAGAGAATGAAAGTACCAACTATCTTGTAGGTAGTATGAGTGCTGATATAAACTATGATGAATTACCCGAAATTTAAAGAAAGGAGTTTTTATGAGCGTAATAGTTTGGAGCAAGTACAATTGTCCACAATGTGAACAAGCAAAGAGTTTGTTAAAACAAAAAGGAATTCAATTTGAAGAAAGAAAAATAGGTGATGGTTGGATGAAAGAAGAACTGCTTGAAGCAGTGCCTACCGCAAAATCAGTGCCACAGATATTCATGAATGAAGAATATGTAGGTGGTTTGACAGAACTAAAACAAAGATTGGCAGCATAACATGAATTTAACAGTGAATGAAATTTACAGTTTTAAGCTTTTTTCCGGAGAAGAAGTTATCACTAAAGTAGTAGGGTTTTTTAATGACTACTACTTGATAAGTGATCCAGTAAGTGTGGCTCCTGGACCACAAGGCATTGGATTGATGCCAAGCATGTTTACCGCAGATACCAAAGAAAATATTAGACTAAATACTAATAGTATTGCGATAATTGCAGAAACAGAAGATGCAGTTAAAACAAAATATATAGAGGCTACAACTGGGATAAAGGTTCCTAGTAAAAAATTAATTCTTGGATAAACTATGCCACAACTTAGTAGAATAGGTGATACAAATGAAGCAGGAGGTGCAATAATTCGCGGAGCAGGTACTGTATTTGCTAATGGAATACCTGTTGGCTTGCATGTAAGTAGTATCACTCCTCATAGAAAAGGTAGACCACATTTGTCTGCAACAACGACTAATGGTAGTCCCACTGTTATTTGTGAAGGATCACCTGTTCTACGAGTTACATCAGGTAACACATGTGGTCATAGTATAGTTCAAGGTAGTCCAAATATCAATTGTCCATAAAATGCCACAACAAAGTCCATTAAGTATAAATGTTTTAAGTTCTTTATTCCAAGACACAGGGTTAGGAATAAACCCCTTCGTAACTGAATATGTAGGGTCAAGCAAAACTAATACAGATTATACTCTGGGCTCAGTCATAACTAATAGTTGTCTCAAACAACTTACATATGCTATCAATGATGCATATGTAAGAGGACAAGTTAGTCTCACCCCTGCAGGCACTTCAGTCTATGATAACTTAATATCAATTGGACAAAATTCAATACCTGCGTTGGGTAACAGCAAATCACCTGGTTATACTATAACCGATCCATCAAATAATTGGAGTAACTACCCTAGTTCTGCTACTTATAAAGGTCCCGCAACCACTGGATATTCTATTTCGGGAAACACAGGACAAGGACAAGAAGCAACATGGATTCCATGGTCAACTCTTAACGACAACGTATCAGTAACCCAATGGGGATTTGTAAGATCATTTGCATTACAAGCATGGAACGAATATAACTATAATGGTATTCCTTCAGGCTCTGGAATGCCAGAATACAAAAGTTTTATATTCTCTTTCATCAACTATAAAAACTTTCTAGAATCTACCAACCAAACTATACTTTCACTTAAAAATAGTATAGATTTCATGCAAGGGACATTCAGTAATACAAATGATTTAAGTACTGGTGATATATCCGGAGTAACTTTAGCAACACAAGTTTTTGGACAAGATTGTATTGCATTAGGTAAAGCAATTGATTTAAGTAAAATTAATAAATTTGGTTTGCCTTCAGTATTACTGCAAACAATATACTCAAACAATGCATTGACACAGGCTCTTTCTTTGGCATTATTATCAGCTGGATTAACAACACAAGAAATAACTACTATAGCTAATGGCACCGCAAGTATAGTAACAATGAATCAAGAGCAAAAAATATATGGTTCATTTTTAGTTATTACTGGTGTAAATCTCAGTGAAATACTGATACCTTTGAATTGTAAAACTAAAAACTTAGAAAGTCTAGCTGATTTACTTAGTGTTAAAAAGATTTTCCCTAACAGTTATACCTCATTAACAGTACCAGTATATGATATGGGTAATGGTAGATCAAACAGCAAAATTTATTACTTACTATTTGAAAATGGCACAGTAAGCAAACAGGTTTCTAATTACCTCAAAGACACTTCAACTGTTTCTAATCTAACAACTACTAATACTAATACCTTCAATTTTCAACCACAAGATCCTGGATTTGGATCTTATCTATATCAAATTTTACCTGATGATATAGCTGTTGTTGCAGGAGCGTTTTCGGCTTCTATGCAACAAATCAAAAATATACTGTCAATTGATTTTGAAAAATTTAGTCAGGTTGTTTTTTCTATTGAAATGCCCGATAGAAACATGAATTTGTTGACTGGAGTAACTCAGCCAACGGACAACACATTAGCAAATCAAACGTTAACTAAACTTGCTTTAGGAAGTGGCCCTCATGGTACATATACTATGAGTGATTTTTTTGGATGTCTTTCGGGCTTACCTTATATGTGGAATGACTTACAAAAATACATTAAGTCATTGACCACTAAAAAACTGCAAAACATTTATAATGAACTTTATCTTGCAACTACATGGGAATCAGCAACAGTAACAGTTCAATATACTACTAGTGCAGGTCCGATCTATACTATTACTGGCATAACAATAACTGACCCTGGCGGTGGTTATGGTAGAGGTTCAGCAGTAGCGCCCACAATAACAATTGCCGGTGGATCTGGTGCTACTGCTGTTTGTACTATAGGAACTGATAGTAGTGATGTAGGGTCAAATGGTAATGGTACATATGGAAGAGTAATATCTGCGACTATTACTTCTATTGGTACTCCAAATGGAACTATACCCACAGTAACAATACAATCGCCGCCAGTAGCAACATTGCCAGTAGATGTTAATGGAAATGTATCAACATCAGGTACAAATACAGCATCAGGATATGCAGGTTGGCCAACAATGAACACTGTTGTTGATGCTTATATCACTCAAGCTAATACTGAAATATCAAGTATTCAAACAAGTAATGTCAATGCCAGCAATGCGTTAAACACAATTTATTATGTTGCTGGGCAACAATTAACTGTAGAACAACGTGCTAGATTTACTGCTTTACCTCCAGTAGCTATCCCTAGAGATACTAGTGAAGCAGTTTATCCAACTACTGTAACGAATTTTGTTAATAGTATAAATGAATTGAGTAAAAATACATTACCACATATGTATGCTCAGACATTAGAATCTATTGCTGATTTAACTACAGTCGGTGGACAAAATTTGTTAAGCTTGATGCGTCAAGAAAGAAATGCTGCAAGGTTACAAGAGATAGGCATCACGCTAGATAACAAAATTCCAGATGCGTTAGATAGCAAAACTGTTAAGTTATTGTCATCAAACGGTACAGTACCTACTGGATTGTTTGGAATAGATATATCAGGTGTAAACGGTGATCCAACTAATCCTGTGACAACATATACATTACCTAGTAATTACTTACAGAAAGGTGATTCAGGGCAAACATTATCAACTTGCCCAATGGGTTTTTATGATCCTAATACTGAAAGTTATAAGATTTCAAATCAAGTTTCTCAAGTTGGTCAATACACAGTTATCGACCAGATTCTTAGTTTACCGAAAAATTCCACAAATAATACTAATTTATTAGGACCAGAAATGAATGGAACAGGTCCTGCAAATCAACTACCAGTACCAGTAACAAATCAAATTGATACGGGTATTAATATATTCCAAACTGGAGTAGAAGATTTGGGCATTAATGGTGCAATATCAAGTGTAGCATTAGAACCCATTGCAGTTGTAAGAGCAGGACCTAGATTAGTAAGTGGTGTTGGATCTGATTTAGTGACAGATAGTCCTATGATTCCTGGAAGTTTTGCAGGGTCAGATGCGTCAGATGTAATTCCTCCTAATTTAAATGCTGCATATACTTCATCAACACTTGGATGTTTCAAGTATGATGTTGATGAAGCAATAGCCGAAGTCGTTAGATGTAACTGCGATTGTTAAAAACAAAAGTTTGACAACAAACTTTAAAACAGTTATAGTTGCGACTTTCTTTAACCAGGAAGGAAAATTATGTTTATAATGAAATTATTTACCAAATTTTTTGGGTTACTACTTGTAATCGCTACTATCTATATGATAGTATCATACAAGTATGAGAATATCCCATTTAAAAATGAAACATACAAATCATATGTTACCGCTGGAAATGTTGACCGAATGTTAGATTGCCTGACAACAAACATTTATAATGAAGCTGCAACTGAGCCATTTGAGGGTAAACTTGCAGTAGCTCAGGTAACATTAAATCGTGTTGACCATCCAAAGTTTCCCAAAGATGTATGTAAAGTAGTATATGAAAAAAATATTTTCATGGAAAAAGTAGTATGTCAATTTAGTTGGTATTGCATGAAAGTTCCAAAAATCAATAAGGAAAGTGATGAATACCAAGAAAGTCTTGTAGCTGCAAAAAAAGTATTGCTTGAAGGGTTTAGGTTAGAATCTTTACGTGAAGCTATTTTTTATCATGCAGACTATGTGAATCCAAATTGGCCATACAAAAAAGTAAACAAAATTGGTAGGCACATCTTTTATTCGGAGAAGAAATCATGAACAGTGACAATGTAATTTATCTTACCCTGCAAAAACTATTTTTTGATATTAAAAATCAACTTTCAAATATCTCGGCTAGTTCATTAGAATGGCTTTCATATGTAGCACTTCATGCAGCAACTATCCCTGCTTTTATAGCATTAATGACTGGAATCGCAAATAAAGTTCCATCAATGGATGTTGTTTTGATTGTTTGGCTTTCATTATCATTGGCATTTGTTCGTGCAGTAGTTTTGAAAAATATGCTAAATATTGTTACTATCGGACTAGGATTTCTTATTCAGGCTGTGTTTTTAACTTTGATTTTCTTTTGAAATGATTGCTACTAGCAAAGATCGTTATAGTTTTCCAATGAACAACTATATGCAAAAATTGCAAGAGAACCCTTCTAACTCAGAAGTATTGGAATGGATAAAATACTATGAAGAATTAAAGTTGCTTGAAACAAAATTAGAAAAGGATGAATCTTGGAAGAAACATAACTTAGAATATGACCTAAGAAGTTCCGAATACCACTGCAATAAAGTCAGACAAAGTAACATATATTCACAAAATTTATATGCTGCACTTTGTAACAATAGCTTTAGAAAGATCGATATTGTTCCTATTCTTGAAGAATTAGAGTGGAGTTGTTCTTGGCGTAGTGCAGGTGGTATTGTAGCTCATATGAAACAAGAGGGCGATTATATTGATTGGTATTGTAGTGGCATAGGTGAAACGAATGGTTACGTACCTGAATCTGTAGTAACAGATGAAATACGTGAAGACCTTAAGAAATTAGGGTGGAAAATATTGGAGGAATAATATGTCAACTCCCACAGAAAAAGCAAAAAATGCAACTCGTAGGTTCCGTGATGAAAACGCAGTTAAAAGGCAAACTAAAATTGCAAAATCTCATGGGTTTACAGATCAAGCAACACTAAGAGAACCGCACCGTTTTCATAAACACCATGCGGTTAATTGCGGCAATCCATCATGCTTTATGTGTGCAAACCCTAGAAAAATCTTCAAAGAAAAAACAATTCAAGAACAAAGATTCTACCAAGACCCTGATATGCCTAATGACAAACATAGTAATGGGTTGCCTCCCTTATAAAAATGAATATTTTACTTTTAGGTGGCGCCGGATATATAGGTTCTTTATTTTCTCAAAAATCTAAATATCCTATAAAAATTATAGACCTATGTCTATTCAACAGAACTTTTACACCTAACTTGAAGATAGAAAATTACAATGATACGGATATTAGTGAAGCTGATGTAATTATTTGTTTGGCTGGGCATAGTAGTGTACAAATGTGTGAATATAGTCCTAACAGGTCGTGGACAAATAATGTTCAATATTTTAGAAATTTATGCGAACGTATTCAAAAACATCAAAAGTTAATATATGCATCTAGTGCTAGCGTTTATGGAAAAACATCTTCAGTATCATCTGAAACCAGTAACATCAACTTTAATGTATTAAATCATTACGATCTGCAAAAAATTACTGTTGATTTGATAGCCAATAAATATATTGCTGAAGGAAAAAATATCATAGGATTAAGATTTGGAACCGTCAATGGAGCAAGTCCAAACACAAGGTGTGATTTAATGATAAATTCTATGATGAAGGCAGCTAAAGAAAAGGGTTATATTAATGCAAAAAATTTAAAGATTCGTAGAGCAATTTTAGGTATAAATGATGCTTGTCGGGCTTTAGATTTAATTATAGAAGAAAACTTAGAACCAGGACAATATAATTTATCTTCCTTCAACAGTAATGTTGGTGAAATAGCTAACATGGTTTCAGAAATTATGAAGGTAAAAATTGTCAAACAACAAGATGATCCGATAGCATATGATTTTGAATTATGTACAAAAAAATTTATTCATGCTACAGGATTCATATTCAACGACAACTTAGAAATATTGGTTAATGGATTGCAAGAATATAGCTCACTAATAAAGTTTGATGTGAGAGATAATGATAGATACTTTGAACGTTACATGTCTTGATAAATGTCTTTGTTGTCAAAGACATAATCTTGTGACCGTATTAGATTTAAAAACGCAACCCTTAGCTAATTCATATTTGAAAGATAGTTCTGAAAAAGAATTCAGTTATCCATTAGCACTAAATTATTGCAATGATTGCAGTCATTTACAATTAACTCATGCAGTAAATCCTGATCTTCTTTTTAAGAATTATCTGTATGTGAGTGGAACTACACAAACCTTACGTGATTATTTTGATAGGTTTGTAAAAATAACAAGCGTATATTTGCCTAATTTAGATAAGTATAATGTATTAGACATTGCCTGCAACGACGGTTCGCAATTAGATGTGTATAAAAAATATGGGCATAATACTTATGGTATTGATCCTGCAGAAAATCTATATCATTTAAGTAGTAAAAATCATAAAGTCATTTGTGATTACTTTACACAATCTTCAATAGATAAATTGGACATAGATAGTTTTGATGTCATCATAGCTCAGAATGTTTTTGCACACAATTTTTATCCAGATGAATTTTTAAAAGTTTGCAGATCAAAGTTAAGTATTAATGGCAAATTGTTTGTGCAAACTAGTCAATCGGATATGGTCAAGTATGGTCAGTTCGATACTATATATCATGAACATATTTCTTTCTTCAATATACATTCAATGTATCATTTAGCAAAACGAACGGGAATGTACTTAGAGGACGTGTTAAAAACAGATATCCATGGCACAAGTTATGTTTTTGTTCTATCATCAGATTCTAAGAATGACAATTCTAAATTGTTATTAATAAATGAACCCAAACAAACGTTAGAAGATGCAAAGCTTTTTGCTGAAAAGGCCTTACGTACTGTCATCAATTTGAAAGAAGAGTTGAACAAATACAAAAACTGTTATATTGTTGGTTATGGTGCGGCTGCGAAAGGAAACACTGTACTTAATTTTGGGGATATTAATTTAGATTATATCATAGATGATAATACATTGAAACAAGGTATGTACACACCTGGCCGAAAAATAAAAATCATTTCTCTAGATGAAATGCTAGATCAAGCAGGTGATCGTGATATTGTTTGGGTACCTTTGTCATGGAATTTTTTTGATGAAATACGTAAACGTGTCAAGGAAAAATATGATAAACCTACAACCTTTATTAAATATTTTCCTGAGTTGAAAATTGTAATATGAAAACAGTAATAACACATTTCTACAATGAAGAATATTTGCTACCATGGTGGTTAGAGCACCATAAAAAATATTTTGATTTTGGTATCTTGATAGATTACGCATCCACTGATAATTCTGTTTCAATTATTAAAGAAATATGCCCGCATTGGCAAATTTTACCTTCAGGTAACGCTGAATTTGATTCAAATTTATTAGATAGAGAAATTGAATTTTATGAAAGACAGGTCACTGGATGGAGGATCGCATTAACAGTAACTGAATTTTTAGTAGGTGATGTTAATAGCTTATTTGTAGATACAAAGGCTAGAATGCAATGGTATATACCCGGAATTAGATTTACAAGTTGGAATCCAGAAGGAACTTTAGATAAAAATTTACCACTTTGGAAACAAATTTATACAGGAGTACATTATAATACTGATCCTATAGCCCATCAATGCAGAAGTTTACATAATTTTAATGATATACAATACGCACCCGGCAGACATTACTTGCCTCACAATACTGAAGATGCTTGTATTTTTCACTATGCACATTGTATTGTTGGTAAATCAATGGTAGATCGCAGGCTACAAATACAACATAAAGTTTCTAAGTCAGATAAAGAACAAAATTTGGGATCACATCATTATTACGATTCAAATGGATTAAACATAGATAATTTGTACCACATGCACTATTCGTTTATTAATGTAAATGAAACTGATCTTTTCCAAACTGTTGCTAAATTTACAAAATAAAACTAAAACTGTCACATTATTTTCATAATAGCAAACTATAATTGCAATAAATATTTTAACACAAGGAGAATACATGAATAAAATATTTGCAACATTGTTAAGTTTTTTCACTGCTTCAGCAATAGCAGCGGATATCACCGGAGCTGGTGCTACTTTCCCTTACCCAGTCTATGCTAAATGGGCAGAAGTCTACAAAAAAGAAACTGGAGTAGGATTAAACTATCAAAGTATTGGCAGTAGTGGTGGTATCAGACAGATAAATGCCGGTACCGTTACTTTTGGAGCTACCGATGCGCCAGTAAAAGGCGAAGATTTAGACAAAGCAGGTCAGGTTCAATTTCCTGCAATTATAGGTGGCACAGTGCCGATCGTTAATCTTGAAGGTTTTAAACCAGGTGAATTGCGTATTACTGGGCCAGTAATGGCTGAAGTTTTTATGGGTACCATTACAAAGTGGAATGACCCAAAATTAGTTTCACTCAATCCAGGCAAACGTTTACCTGATCAAAACATCACGGTAGTACATCGTGCAGATGGTAGCGGCACTACATTCAATTGGACAGATTATCTTACCGTAGTAAGTCCAGAATGGTCACAACGTGTAGGTCGTGGTGCAGCAGTTAAATGGCCTGCGGCTAGCAGTGTAGGTGGTAAGGGCAATGAGGGTGTTGCTGCAAACGTTGCACGAATTAAAGGTAGTATTGGATATGTAGAGTATGCCTATGTAAAGAAAAACAATCTTGTATTCATGCAGCTACAAAATCGCAACGGTCGTTGGGTAAGTCCAGATGATGTCACTTTTGCGGCTGCTGCTGATGGAGCTGACTGGTTTAGTGTTCCTGGAATGGGATTGAGTATTGTTAATCAACCAAATCCAAATGCATGGCCCGTATCTAGTGCAAGTTTCATCATAATGTATAAAAACCCAAAAGACAAAGAACAAAGTGCTGATGTTATTAAGTTCTTTGACTGGGCTTTTAAGAATGGCAAGAATCTTGCCCTAGAACTAGATTATGTTCCATTACCGGATTCATTGACTAATCAAATACGTCAACGTGTTTGGACACAAATCAATAACAAGTAAATCGGCCTCAACGATTGAGAGGTGCTGGAATTCGTAACCAGCTAGTAGGACCGAAAGGTCCTACTGTCCCGTAATGTTTTGAAATGTTCTATTTTTTCGATAGAATAGCTTTTAATTTTTTGAAAGGAAATATATGAAAACAGTAGGTGATAGACTTGAATTTTTTGCTGTAACAGGCGTTAATCCAGGTAGCGATAAATTTTTTGATATTACACATAAAAGTTTTGAAGGCAAGTGGAAGGTAATTGTTTTTTATCCAAAAGATTTTACGTTCGTTTGCCCAACAGAAATCGTAGCATATGACAAGTTGTTTCAAGACTTTGAAGATCGTGATGCAGTATTAATGACCGGAAGCACCGATAATGAATTTTGTAAGTTGGCTTGGCAAAATGCTCACCCTGATCTAAAGAAGATCAAGCATATTCAATTTGCTGATACACAGCGGGGTGATTTCAGTCTTGCAGACCAACTAGGTGTATTTTTTAAGCCAGCAGGTGCTGCTCTACGTGCTACCTTTATTGTTGACCCCGGCAATGAAATTCAACATGTTACAGTCAACAACTTGAATGTTGGTCGTAGTCCAGAAGAAACTCTACGTGTGTTAGACGCCTTGCAAACTCAGGAATTATGTGCATGTAATCGTCAAGTAGGCGGGGAAACACTATAATGTTAGAAACCATCTCTGAATTATTTCAAGAAGCATATAAACGTAATTGGATAACTGCCAGAGATGGCAACGCTAGTATTCGTTGGCATGATAGGGATCATTTTTATGTAACACCTAGTGGTGTTCGTAAACAGATGTTACAGCCAGAAATGTTCAAAAAAATGAGTTTGGACGGTCTTACAAGTCTTCCATATACTGATATCAGTTCTAATTTAAGACCTAGTGGCGAATTGCCCTTGCATATGGCACTACAAAGTAAAATTAATACTGAAGTTAGAGTTGTATTACATTTTCACCCTACATATACTGTAGCTGCTATGTATGCTGGTATTCAACTTCCGGATTTACTAAAAGAATTTCCTGAACTGAGTAGATATACCAGTGTTGCTCCTAATGTTCCGTTGATCCCTCCGATCACGAAAGAACTAGCAGATGCATGTGTTAAAAATATTGGGTACAATCCAGTAACTGGAACAGTACGATACAACATCGTAGGCATGGATAGACATGGAGTGGTAGCAGTTGATACTAGTCCATGGCGAGCATTTGAACACATTGAAAGGTTGGAACATATATGTCGGATTGTTTTAGCCAGTAAATGAAAAAGATTTTTATAAACGGTACATTTGATATAATTCATTTAGGTCATCTAGCACTTTTTAACTATGCAAAGAGTCTAGGTGACTTTTTGCTTGTTGCCATTGATAGTGATAAAAGAGTAAAACAATTAAAAGGAAATGATCGTCCTATTAATAACCAAATAGAAAGAAAAACTCTACTAGAAAATCTAAAGGCAGTAGATGAGGTACAAATTTTTGACACAGACCAAGAACTGATAGATATAATTGCAACATGTGATGTTATGGTTAAGGGGTCAGACTATATTGGTAAACCTATTGTAGGTGAACATGTTTGCAAACAAATTATTTTTTTCGACAGAATAAATGGATACTCAACAACCAAAAAAATTCAAAGTATTACTAATAGGTGATTGCTGTATAGATGAGTATAAGTATGGCTATGTAGAAAGAATAAGTCCAGAAGCACCTGTGCCTATTCTACGATTCTCTCATACTGAAACTAAACCGGGAATGGCACATAATGTAGAACTTAATCTAATAAATTTAGGAATCAACGTAGATGTATTAACATCAGTCCCATCTACAAAAACACGATTAGTTGACATCAAAAGTAACCAACAATTACTTAGAATAGATAACGATATAATTTCAAAGCCACTTACCTATACTGAAATTGAAAAAATCAATTTATCAGTTTATCATGCTATTGTCGTAAGTGATTACAACAAAGGTTTTGTGTCATATGAAATCGTTGAGTTGATTAGAAAACTGTATACAGGACCCATGTTTTTAGATACAAAGAAGCCAGACTTGAGTAGGTTTCAAGGAGTATATGTTAAAATCAATGAACTAGAATTCAAAGCTAGATATAGCATTAACAATCATTTGATTGTAACTTTGGGTGAACGTGGTGCAATGTATAAAAGAAATAGTGAAGAAAAGTTTTATCCTGTGCCCAAAATTGAAGTAATTGATGT